GGCTGGCGCTAATCGAACGGGCGGCACAAGACCGCCAGGAACCTCGGTCGATACCGCCGACTGTCTGATCGCCTTCAACAACACCGGACAGGGCTGGTGGAACGACAGCGACACGGCGAGTCCCATCCGCGACATGTCGGCGGGATCGGGGTCGATGGAGGCGACGGTCGTTGCCCGCTCGCTCAACGCGCATCCCGGCAGACGCTACGACGGCGAGAGCGAGACGTTCGTGACGCAGCAACAACTTTACTCAATCATGCCGCAAAACAGCGGGAAGGATTACAAGGCGCGTCCGGTCAATATCGCGCAACCTGTCATGGCCGCTGGGCCTGGAATGGGTGACCAGGGTGGCGATGTCATCGTGACTCACTCCCTTCGCGCCGATGGCTTCGATGCGTCCGAGGACGGCACGGGGCGCGGAACGCCGCTGGTGGCCGATCTGGCGCCCGCTCTCACGAAGCAGGGACACCTGGATGGGCAATCGGGCCGTGAGGATATGTTCGTTGGAACCTCGTCGCAGGTGCGCCGCCTCACGCCAACCGAGTGCGAGCGCCTGCAAGGCTTTCCCGACAATTACACCGCGATTCCATGGCGCAACGGATCGGCGTCGGATGGACCACGCTACCGTGCGCTGGGCAACAGCATGGCCGTTCCGTGTATCCAATGGATCGGGCGGCGTATCATGGAGGCCGCATGACCCCCCTCGAACGCCTCGCTCCGACGCTTTTGCCGTGTCCGTTCTGCGGCGGTGAAGCCATCCGCCGGAATACGAATCATTTGGTATTTTATGTTGACTGCCTGAAATGCGGCGCGGGAACCGGACGGGAGCGTTGTGACATGGACTCAATAAGCGCCTGGAATCGCCGATATGTGGTCGAGCCATGACCACCCTGGAACGCCTCGCGCTCCAGGTCTCCGCGCGCATCACCGGCGCCAACCTCGTGCTCGTGCTGGACTACACCGAGGCATTGAAACGTGAAACGCGGCTTGAGGCGCTGCGGGAAGCGCTGTCCGTCATGGTACGGTTCAGTTCCGACACCGGTCCGAGCCCGACACTGATGGAGAGGGTGCTGCGCGGCATGATCGAAAAGGAGACAGCGAATGGACCCTGAACAGCAAGCGAAGGAACTGGCCGATGTGCGCCGCGAGGCCCGGTTCGAGGCGCTGCGGGAGGCATTGAACCTCGTGATACGGCTTAGTTCCTATACCGGTCCCGAACCGACGCTGACGGAGAGGGAACTGCGGAAGATGATCCAAAAGACAGTCGAGAGCGAGACGCCAGGATGAGTGACGATCCGGCGCCGCGTAAATCTCCTGTTCAGCATGAGTGGCGAGCGCAAGAGGCCGACAAAGCCTATCTGGATAAGGCGCTTCCATACGATTGCTACTGGACGGCGATTGACGGCGGTCGCGCGGCGAGCCGAATAGTCGGCGCCATGCGGAAGAAGCGCGGTATCAAGTCAGGACTTCCGGATTGGTTGATCGTCTGGCGTGGCACGACGCTGTGGATTGAGCGCAAGACCAGCACCGCCGACAGCGCCTTGAGTGAGAACCAACGCCTGACGGCGCACATGTTGAAAGCGAACGGCCATCGTTGGGATCGCGCCAACAGCACGGAAGAAGTCGAAACCGCCCTCCGTGCCGCCGGTATCCCGCTCCGTGCGACCGTTGGCGAAATTCGCGAACGGATCTCGGAACAAAACGAACGATTGCCGCCAAAGCGCAAGGCGACCCCACGCAAGCCGAGGTCAGGAACACCGACCATGAGCGTGGCGCAATACCGACGTTTGCACTCGAAAGGACTGCTGTGAAGCAACTTACCATCACCCTGACCCTCCCGCTCGAACTTGACTATTTCGGCCTGCACACCATCCCCGATGGCACGCGGGAATGGCTGGGACTGATGCGCACCGGCGCCGAGGAGCACGGTTGCACCGTCGCCATGGAGGTCGAGGACGGCAAGGGGCTACAGCAGGTCAGGAAGCGGCCACGCAAGCCGCGGGCGCCCGTCGTGAGCCTGGTGCCGAACGATGCCGCGTGAACCACGCTTGCGTGTCCTGAGTTTAGGGGCCGGGGTTCAGTCCACCACACTGGCACTCATGGCGGCAGCCGGTGAAATAGGACCGATGCCTGACTGCGCCATCTTCGCCGATACCGGTTGGGAACCGTGTGCGGTTTACGACCATCTGAACCGCCTTGAAAAGTTACTGCCGTTTCCCGTCATTCGCGTGGACAACGGAGATATTCGCGACACCATCGCGACTGACGGTTTCAATCCAATTCCGTGGTTCACTTTGCCGAACGGTATCGGCAAGCGGCAATGCACGAACTGGTACAAATTAGTCCCGATCCGCCGTAAGGTTCGCGAACTCCTGGGTGACAAGACGCCAAAAGACGGCTGTGAAATGTGGATTGGCATCAGCCGCGATGAGGCGCACCGCATGAAGCCGTCGCGTGTCGGTTATATCAACAATCGTTGGCCATTGATCGAGCGCGAGATGACCCGCGCGGATTGCCGTGGTCGTTTGGACAGATGGGGGCTCGACACGCCACGAAGCGCCTGTTGCGGGTGCCCGCTACTTTCAACCGCCGACTGGAAGGATCGTCGCGCGCAACCTGAGTGGGCGGCAACCGTCGCGATCTCGCATCGCCTCGCGGCCACCGGTCAGTTCATGCACCCGGCTCGCGTGCCCATCGATGAGGTCGATCTGCGCTCGTGGGAGGAGCGCGGACAAGCCAATTTATTTGGCGAGGATTGCGAGGGCATGTGCGGAACATGACATCTGACCCCACGCTCACCACCGCCGCCTGCCCGTGTGGCGCCCCGCCGTTCGCCATCCGGCCCGGCCTGGCGCCGGTGCGGCTGGATGCCATCGACCTTTTCACGCGCCGACAAAAGGCCACCGAAGCGGGCGTGGCTTGCGTCGTGCTGTGCCGCGCGTGCTGGCTGAAGCGGTTCGGGAGGCGGGTGGCGTGATCGCGGCTGAAAAAAGGGCACGCGCCTGGTATGCACAGCATATTGGTCGCACCGGATCGTGGAACGAACTCACGGAGGATCGGCGACAACAGTTCATTCGAACGGCGGGTCGGGAATCCACTGGTCGTTGTGCCGCGCCGGAATGCGGAGGCGATTGCCTTGAGTGTTTCGATCCGAGACCCACTGACCTGTTCGCCGCGCGGGGGGAGGGGGAATGACCAATTACAGGCCGCTGGCAGATACGTGGTTTCTTGCTCGTGCCAAACTAAAAGGCGGCATTAAGCGTTACGGTTCTTACCTTGGAGGCTTCCCCGAGCGCGCCCGCGCCCTGCTGGGCGTTACCATCAACGATCCCGTGCTGCACGTTTGCGGTGGCCTCGCGCGGCTCTACCCCTACCGCGGCGGCTTCGGACCCAACGACCAGACCCTCGACATGGACCCGGAATGCGCGCCCGATTTTCTGCAAGATGCGCGCCGGCCGCTGCCACCCGGTTTCAAGGCGATGCTGGCCGATCCGCCCTATTCATTGGACGACGCGGCATCGTATTCGCCCGGAGCGGCGATGTACCCCAAACCGAACGCGCTGATCGCGAACATGCTCGACGCGCTGGAACCGGGGCAACGCTGCGGCCTGATCCATTACATTCTGCCCTCCCCGCCGAAGGATACGCGGTTCGTCGCGTGCGTGGGTATTATATCAGGGTATAATAACAGAATAAGAGTATACTCTGTGTTTGAGAAAATGGCGTCTGAGAATATCATTCTCCGAGATGACTTATTTCAGGAAGCCGCAAGTGTCTGAGAATCCCTCAATCAGAACCAGACGTGCCAAGCCAATGATTGAGTTATCATGTGGTTACTGTGGGAAGCTTTTTATACGGCCTCACGCTCTAAGAATCTACTGTGAGAAAACGTGTACCCTGGCCGCCAATAGAAAAATGAGAATTGAGAATTATGCTGCTGGTCGCGAAACAAGGCGGATCAAAGGCGCACGTTTTTTCCCAGCTAAATGCTCCGTCTGCGGTGATATATTCCAACCAACAGGTGGACACGATTCTCTGTGCGTCCTCTGTAAGCAAAAGCGTGAGCGATGGACTGAAAATGTAGTTTCGTCACTACTTAGATCAGCCAAAATCCGTAAGGGAAGTGCTGGGTTTGACCTGACCCGCACGTGGTTCGAAGAGACGTGGACTAAACAAGATGGGCGGTGCGCTATCTCTGGTGTAGCCATGACACGTGTCAGGCAGTCCGGCTCTGGTAATATATGGGGCCAGGACGGAACTAAGGTCAGTCTGGACCGAATAAATCATGACGGGCCATATTCAATGGCGAACACTCGCCTGGTATGTGTGATCGTCAATCTGATGCGTCATAGAATGACTGATGATCAGTTACTTCAATGGTGTGAACGAATTATAGCCAACCACCGGGATGAACGAGGAGAACCCGCTTGTGACCCCGATCTCGCAAGGCGGGTGGATCTGTGGCGAGAACCGGAGAGCGGAAAGTAATCTGTTGACACAGCCGTTCATGGAACGCTAAACACGACGCATGAACAAAGACGCGCTCCTGACGCTGCTACGAAACCGGATCGACGCCGCCGGTTCCTTGCGCGAGTTCGCGCGGCAACACGGTTTCAGCCCTTCCTACGCGCATCAGGTGCTGCACGGACGCGCGCCGCCGGGGCCACGTATCCTCGCGGCGTTGGGGTTGAAGGTCGACTATCGCAAAGGGGATCGCGCCGATGGGTGACCGCATGAGATGGACAGCGTTGCCGGTCGCGGTCGTGGCGTTCGACATGCTGCTGGTTGCCTTTGGATATCGCGCGCCAGACGATCTGCTGTTTCTGGCCCTGGGATATTTCCTGGGTTGCTTGATGCGATGCGAGGACAACGACGATGGCTGACCAGAAGCAAGAGAGCCGCCGCGTGGATCGTCCGGAACCGGGCTGGTTCAAGATACGCCTGTCACCCGGCTCGCCGTGGTCGCACGCGCGTATCTGGAACGTGATGGGCATGTTGCTGGCGGAAGCGGCCGGCGTGACCTGCGATGTCGATCTGGTCTGGCACCACGGCGAGCGCGTGACCTTGGATGAATACTATCGCCTGCGCGATCATCCCGCCGATAGGCCGGGGGAACGCGTGAACATACGTGATGTGAGGACGTTCTGATGAAAACCCTTCGTGACGCGCTCGATGCCCTGGTGGACGCCGTTCTCGTCGTCATCCGGGAGAACGCGGCATGAGTAAAGAAAAGGTCTCTTATGACCTTATGACGTGTGACCGATGCGCTGCCATACTGAAAATCAGTAACGCTCTTGAAGCGGCTCCCACGGCATCCATCAGTATCCAACATGGAGATGGTGGTGCCGTACTCCCTCATGGATATAAGGCGGATATGTGTGAAAAATGCACTGATGAATTCAGTCAGTGGTGGAGATTGCCGGGAGTGAAATCATGACCCGCGAAGAACTGGTCGATAAACTGCGCGACGCGCTGGACGACGCCTGCGACATGGACGTGACGTTCGGACAGTACGCCGAAGCGGTTGTCAGGTGTTTGGAAAAGCATGGCGTGTTCCGCGAGTGGCAGGCAATCAAAACGGCGCCGCGTGACGGTACCCGATTCCTGTTCTGGAACGGTCATCATGTCTGCCCCGGTTCATTCGTCAGCAAAAAATACTTCGCGGCGCATGGATATCCCGAAGGTGGCATTCCCGATCCGACACACTGGCAACCGCTCCCGCCACCGCCGGAGGACATCTGACATGCGAACCGCCGAACTCGCCGCCGACATCGCGCTCGGCCACAACCAACCGCCGCCGCTCGATCTGGCGCGCGACCTCGATCCCGCGCTCCTGACGGACTACCTGGACAACGCTTACGCCGCCCACCGCGCCGCCTCCCTCGTCTTGCGTGACCGCTACGAGCGGTTCTTGATTGCCACTCGGAACGGCATCGCCGATGAGCATATCTGCGGCATCGCCACCGACTTTCGCGAGCAGGTCAAGGCCGGGATAGCGGATTGCGACAAAACCAGATCCGCCATCAAAGCCCCGGTTTTGCAGGCCCAACGGCTCATCGACGGTGCCGCGAAGGCGATCACGGATCCGCTCGCCAACCTGCTGCCCATCATCGAAAGCAGGATCGCCACCTTCCTCGCCGCGAAAGCCAAGGCGGAGCGCGAGGCGGCGGAACGGGAGGCGCAACGCCTCGCCGCGGCGGCCCAGGAGGCGCTACAGGCGGCTGACCGTGGCGGAGATGGGGAAGTAGCCATTGAGGCGCTACAGGCCGCGCAGGAGGCTGAGGCGCGGGCCACGGCGAGCCTGCCGGAGTTGTCGCGGGTGCGGAGCGTGCATAACAGTGTGGCCGGCTTGCAGGACGATTGGCAGTACAAAATCACCGCCTTGTCGAAAGTGCCGCTCGCGTATCTTCAGGTGAACGATGCGATGGTGAAGGCCGCCATGAAATCCGCCGGCAAGAA